CGGCAGCCGCACGCACCGTGGTGACATCAGCATCGGACTGAAGCAGGTTCTGCTTCGTATACTGGCCCGTAGCCATGAGTCACCTCCGACTAGGCCGTCTGGTCGACGATCTCACCCGTGAACAGGTACACGCCAGGGTTGGCGGCGTCGACGACGTGCCCGATGGTACGTGACTTCGTCGTCGCCGTGAGCGTAGGGGTTCCGTCGGTTGCGATGAACACACGGTCGCCGACAACCCCGGTCGAGAAGTTGACGGAGTTCGTGACGAGCTTCCAGGGCAGGACCACGCCGAACCCGTCAGCCGGAATCTCGTGCTTGGCGATGAACAGACGGCCGCGTGCCGCCTTGTCCGTGCCGAGTGCCTTGGTGACCTTGAGGAACGGGCCCTCGTAGCCATTGACGAAGACGACAGTGTCAGCCGCGATAGCCACAGAAGTGCTCGCGTTCTTGACCTTGACGCCCTCGGCGTAGTTGAAGTCGGTGCCCGGCTTGATCAGGCGCTGCTTAAGGTTGCCCATTGGAGTCTCCTATAGACCTCGAGCCGGGCTTGGCTCTGGTCGTTGAGTAGCAGAACTAAATGTTTCGGTCAAGGACTGCGTGAACTACTCGTCCTTCGGTAGCTTAGACGGAATCGGCTGCCGAGGCTTGCCCCGGTGCTCCGCCTGGCTGACGATTGTTGATGCGAACTGCTTCTTGTCGGTGATGTCGTAGCGTTGAGCCATGCGCCCCGAGAAGAAAGCGTGCTTGTAAGCTCCGAGATACTCGGAGAACGCCACGACGCGGGCGGCCAGCCAGCCCTTCTGGGCTTCGGTGTACTCGATGGACAGCGGGCCCGCTCTGACGCGCGCTGCGTCGATGTCATCGAACGGATTGACGCCTGGGATGCCCTGCGACAGGGCTTGGAGAAGGAGCAGGGAGCCCTCGCCAACGACGTAGCCGCCGTTGATCTCGTCGAGCAGGCGAGAGCGCGTGTACTCGGGCAGCACGAACGTCCGCATGAGCCCGATGGATACAGGGTTGCCGGCAATCTTGGCGGGGGTGCTCGAGGTGGCGTCCGGCAGGATGTACAGCTCTCCGTTCTTGGGGTGGGGATGAAGCGCATCTCCGAGTCCGAAGTGAGTCAGCATGACGGCTTCGTACTGACGCACCTTCCTGCCGGCGGTCCCCCCGTAGCCTGCCTGGGGGTCCTCGATGCCTACCATGCCCGCGAAGGCCTTGATGACTTCGGACGAGAACGGGTTGGCCACGTCGACAGCGTGCCGCAGAAGCCCCTGCATGACGGAGTCGTAGTTCACCTCCCTCTCCGTGAGCCCCATGGCGTTGAGAGCCGTGACTGCCAGAGGGATCATCGAGAGGTTCACGAGGTCGAGGTAGTTGTTGAGGAACTCGATGTGCGTGGCCTTGGGCAGAACGCCGGCCACCGAGTCGATGTCTCGTCCGTAGATGGCCTTGACGACGCGCGCCTGGTCCCTGCCCAGGGGCATCGTCATCATCAGCGTCTGCTCGATCAAGTAGTCGGGCATGAACGTCGTGTACGCGCGCCGCTGGGCCTCTTCCGGTGTCTCAATCTCGGCCATCGGGTCGCCGAACACAGCCTTCTCGAAGAAGTCCTTCGAGAACCGCGACACGAGCTCAAGCCGTTGGAGCTTAGTGCGACCCCGAACGAACTTCTTCAGGTACTCGTCGAGGTTGTCGGTGTAGCCCTCGAACAGGGTGCGGTGCGCCTGGGCAAAGGCGTTCTTGATGAACGTGTAGAACAGGAAGTTGCGCCCGAGGAATATGGCTTCACTGGCCCCGATGGCATCGTCCCAGTTGAACAGCGCCTGCCGCATGCGCAGGCCTGCTTGCTGGGCCGTCATCCCTTGCTCGGCGTACAACTGTAGGAAGAGTCCGACGCGCTGAGCCTTGGTGGCCTCGCGCATCTGAATCTCCATCAGCCTGCCGTAGTCACGTAGACGGCCCCCGAACGCGGGGTCCTTCTTTACCTTCCGCAGCGCGAGCATCGCGTCCGAGGTCAGGATGTTGTCGCCCGCGCCCTGGTCGAGAGCCTTCTCCAAGATGGATGAGGCCTTCTCTTTGATGACGCGGTCGCCTCGACGTATCTCAATCAGCTGGTCAGAGCCCTCGAGCACAGCCCGTGTAGCCGGATCACTGAAGGCTCTCGTCGGAGCCGGCAGTACCCGTCGCCCCGTGCCCCCTACGACGCCCAGAGAGCGCTGCATGGCCTTGCCCAAGACTGGTATGTACCCAAGGGCCCCGAAGGTGCTAACGCGCAGCACAGAGGACAGGGGCACCTCGTTGAGGTCAATGATCATCTGCGTGGTATCGCCGTAGACAGCGTTGGTGGCGAACGCAGCTCGTGGGAGCAGAAGCCCGAAGAGAATGGCCTTCTTGTGCCAGCTGATCATCGTGTCGACTAGCCCGAGCATCTTCTGACCGATGCGCGTCTTGACCGGGGCGTCGGTCAAGTCCTTCTTCAGCCCGTCGAGTGCGTCGTACAAGTCCTTCGACAAGTCGCGCGGCACGTACAGGATGTTCCCGTCTGCGTCGATAGACCGCGCCACGAGCTTGCTGTACTGCCGCTTGATTTGCCCGGCAGCCGCTGTCGCGACGTTCTTCTGGCGGCCTGATGTGAACGAGAGCCCCAGAGACAGGATGCCGTCGATGGCGTCTTGGAAGCTGCCCACAAGGGGGTCGCGCAGCGTCACCTCGGCCAAGGGCACCGTCATCTTGTAGTTGCCCTCGAGGTCCGTCAGCTTGGCGAACTCGACTTTCCTGCTTCCCCTCTTCTGCGTGAAGATCTCGTCGACACGGTAGGCAGTGACGCCCATGTCGCCACGGATGTTGCGCTCGGCGTAGAGGTCACGCTTGATGCCGTCGCCGATGGTTCGCTTCGTGCGGATGTCCGCCGCCTGGTCCAGTTCAGACTGCGACACACTCCGCACGCGCGGGTCAGCCGGGAAGCCCGCAGGGGTAGCCCGCGAGGCTTCTCCCTTGACCGTGTAGCCCTCGACCTTGACGTTGGGAGGCGCTGGGACGATGCGACCCTTGTTGAGAGCCTCGTTGAACTGACGAGCTGCCTTCGTCGTGATGACGAGGTCCCCGACAACAGGCTTGGTCGTGAAGTCAGCGCGCACAGCCAGGCCTTCTGCCAGGAAGCTGTTGACACTGCGCGCGAGGGAAGGAGAGAACAGATGGCGGCCTTCCCCGGCTATCGCGACAACCTTCTTCAGCATGCGGCCTTCGGCAGCCGCGATGACAAGGATCTTAGAGAACAGCCGGTAGTCGGCCAGCTGCTTCGAGACGGGCGACCCGAACTTGCCTGGCCCTGTGTTCCAGGCCTTGCGAATCACGTCAGGGAGCTGTTCTGCAATCCGTCGAGACGGCACGCCCGCCTTCGATTGCGAGATAAGGAAGCTGGCGACGGCCTGTGTCGCAAGTTTCTCGGCTTGCGCCAGCTCGTCGATACTGATGCGGTCAGCAGCGAAGCTACGCACAATCGCGGCCAGCGCCTCGTCAACGTAGCCTTCGGCGCCCGTCATCAGCCGGGCAGCCCCCACTAGGTAGTCGATGGCGTGGTCAAGGGGGCTCGTGTCGCCCGTACGCCCTGACAACGTCATCTCCTGCCCCAAGGTCGTCTTCACGTCGATGACGCCGCGACCGTCGAGGTAGTCAAGGGACAGGCGTTGGGCGCGGTCGTAGTTGACCTGTGCCTTCTCCTTCGAGCTCAAGTTCGCCATGTTCTCGGGAAGCTCGTCGCCTATCTTCTCCGAGTAGATGATGTACTCGTTCATCTCCCCGCCGATGGTTCTGGCGTAGATGCGGGCCGATGTCGAAGCCCGCGTCAGCCCCTCGTTCGCGTCGATGTCGAGAACGCCGCGCTCGACCGTTAGGTACGTGTCAATGAAGTCTTGAAGCTCTCCTTCGTACTTGGCGTAGAACCGAGCGGCTTTCATCATGTAGGTGTCGACGAAGTCGCGTACGCCTCGAATGGAGGGCTGACTTCGTACGAGGTCGCCGACTGCCCCAGGGCGTCGGTAGAACTGCCGTACGGCGATCTGATTGCGGAGCAAGTCTTCGATGGCTGCCGCGTACTCCTCTGGGCTCATCGTGTTGCGCATGTCGGTGAGCAGCTGCTCCATCGACTTGCCCTTGCGCAGCACCTCATCGGCTTCCCTGATCATGTCGGGCGTGATGCCGCCCTCTTCACCCGCAGTCTTACGGGCTCGCTTGAGCAACGCGTCGAACTCGACACGCGCCTTTGCCCCGACTTCGCCCAGCTTTGCTTCCAGCTCCAAGATCTCGTTGAAGTTCTTGAGCACGCCCAGCATGTACGCCCGTCGTTGCGACGCAGGCTCCTGCATCTTCACAGCCATCTCGGCCATGTCAGCACGGGCCTTGAGCAGATCTTGCGAATGCCTGATGTAGATCTGGGTCTCGTCCGTCAGACGGCGCAGCATGTCGCCTACCTCGGACCCTGGGGCTATCGTCGCCCCGAAGTTCGTGAGCTTGGTCTCGATGGACTGCCGTAGTGTCTCTTCGACACGCTCCGCCGCCTGCGCACGAACTTCGTCCTTGCGGACCTGATCCAGCGCCTTCTGATGCTGAGCCTTGGTCGTGGCAATAGTCTCGTCGAGCACATCGTCGAAAGGCCGCGCCAGCGTGGCGAGCAACGAGGTGCGGAGCTTCTCTGCGAACGCCGCGAGGTTCTTCTCTCGCATGATGCCCCGGCCTTCGCCTGTACGCTGAAGCGCCTGGGCTCTGGCCAGCATCTCGACAGGGTCGCCTCCCGAAGCGCGGATGATCTTCTTGACGGCGTTCTGCTGAAGGAAGTTGATGCGCGCGGCATCATCCATCAAGTCGATGTTCTCAAGCTGATCCGCCAGCCCTTGGCGAACTGTGTCGTCGACTGTAAGACGACCGCGCTGCCGCGCATCTTCGAGTACAGCCAGCCGACTTCGCAGCTGACTCTCGTGAATCTTCGCCTGTGCCGCAGAAGTCTCGGCTTCCGTCCTCTCGGCCCGGACCTCGATGCGCTTACGAATGTCCTGCGCGACCTCCAGGGCTACCGGAGGAGCGTTCTCGAGGGCCTCTTCGGTGTCGCTTGCCCGCTTGCTCGCGTCTGCGTACGATTTGCTGTAGGCCCGCTCGGCCTCACGCGTCACGTTCAATACGTCCTTTGAGATGGAAGGCACCTGCCCAGGGCCAGCCGCTTCGACCCCTGCGGACTTGAGGTTCGCCATCTCCGCCTTGCGCCCTGTCGCCGCAAGCCGCCCCGTAGGGTCCTGATACAGCATGTCGCTGAACTCTTCGGCGGCCTTCTCCTCTGTGATCACGCCGTTGTTGAGGTCTTCCTCTAGCTTCCGCGACGCGTCGATGCCCGTGAGGTCCTTGTACTGAAGCCTCGAAGCAGCGCGAGCATTCATCCTGGCAGCGTCGAACCCTGCGAGAGCGGCCGTCAGCTTCTTCCCCTTGCTCGCGAGATGCCCCATGGGGCCGAGCAGCGTCAGCGCGTCTGGTTCAAACATCATCCCGAAGATCATGGCAGCTGCGCCAGTGACGGTCGAGATGTTGAACACGCTGTCGGGTGCGGGCGCCTCGCGAAGCCCCATGGCAACTGTCGGGTCTGCTGCCCGCCCCAGCGTGAACATCATGGTGCCGAGGTCATCGTCGCGAGATGCGATGCGGAAGAGGTGCTCGTCCGTGCCGTAGATCTCGGCTACGCGCTCCGCAATGTCCATGATCTCGCCGTCGAACTTGCCCTTCTCTTCGATGACATCTTCGAGGGCCATCGCATACGCGGAGGACAAGCCTTCCGACAGGAGGCTGACGCGCAGGAACTGATCGATGCCTCGTGTCGTCGTGTTGTCCGACAAGTAGCGACTGACGAACCCGAACTCGCCCGCCCTGACTTTGTCCCCAGTGGCACGCTTCAGCGTGCCGGCAACTCTGACGGGAGGCAGGATTGGTGCCAGGCCGGCTTTGATTGCCTTGTCGAGGAAGTCTCCCGCGAACTCATCCATACCTAACGTAGCCATGCTGGCGAGAACCTGGAACCCGTCCGCAAGGTTGCCGAGGGCGCCCTCACCGCGCGTGTACGCCGCGAACAGCCCCTCCGGGTCGGGGTGGTACGTCGGGGCCCGCAGGTTGACCATCTTCTGGATGTAGCGATTGGCCTCGTCGCGAGCTCGCTCGCGCGCATCCTCGACAGACATCTCGGGCAACTGCGTCCGTGTCGCCGCGAACCTCGATGCATAGAGCGCGTCGTACATGCCGCGAAGGTCAACAGCCACCTGCCCGTCTGCTGACTGCATCAGGGCCATCTGGATGTCCTGCGGACGTGCCGGGTCGCGCATCTGACTAAGCGCGATGACCCGCTCCTGGGCCTCGGGACGGATGCCCGCCTCGTCCATCATCTGCTTCGTGGGCTCGGTCGCTGTTGCCTCACGCAGCGCCTTCTTCGTGTCTTCATCGAGGTCGGCCAGCAACAGCGTGTGCTCGGGACCATGCGTCTGTTGACGTGCCATCTGCGCGTTGAGGCTGTCGTTCTTCGTGCGGTCGACCGAGAAGGTCTTACCGTCGAGAAGCCCGTTGATGCGCTCCCCACCCTTCTCGGCAATCTCCTGATTGTAGAGCAGTTGGAGGTTGGCCTGCTGTCGGAGCAGCTCTTGGTAGTCCTCGGGCAGGTTCTTCCGTAGCTCATCGGGGTTCGTGTACTGCTGCCCGAGAGTCGCCATCGACCAGATGTTGACGGCCTCGAGGGCATCCGAATCGAAGCCCTCCTTGTCCTTGTCGTAGAGGGGCAAGGACGCGTCGTAGCCCTTGTCGACGGGCCGCGTCGCCGACTGGATGAGGTCGTCTAGCAGCTTCGTTCGCTGGGGCATGTCGTCGAAGTCGATGCCCCGCTTGTCTGCTACGCGCTTCAGGTACGTCCCGAAGTCGCTCTGCATCAGGGTCTGACCTCTCCTCTTCGTGTCGACGATGAGGGCCGTCTCGCGGTCAGGTGCCGCCGCTCGAAGCTGCTCGCGCTTTGCCCCTTGCTGTTGGGCAGTGCGGAGCTTCTCAAGGCGCTCGTCAGCAGCCTTGCGCCGCTTCTTCTCGCGCTCCGCTTCTTTCGTGTCGATCTGCCTGAACACCTCACCGAAAGCGGCTGCACGCTCCATGCCCGGAGACATGGAGCGCACCTGCTCTAGGCGCTCTTCGATGGTGAGAGGCTTCTCTGGAACCGGCGGGGACTCAGGTGTCGACGGGCTGAGGTCCTGTTGGGGCATAGAGCTTCTCCCGCATCGCGGCTACTACTCGGGGACGAGCTAACCTAGCACGAGCCTGTTGCCGCGTTTCCTTCCGCTCGGCGCGCATCTCCTCCCCTTCTTCCCTGGCCATTGCGCGGAGCCCTGACACAGGGTCTTCGTAGCCGCGCTTCTTCATCTCGGCTGAGAAGCTCGGGTCCTGCATCACCTCGAAGGCGGCGCGTGCGACAGGCGCCTTGGGGGCCACAGCGAGCTTCTGCAACTGTGCGGCAATGTCTGCCCGCTCACCGCCGTACTTGCCCCGCAGGGCATCTTCTCGGGCCTGCATCGAGGCGGTGTCGAGCCCATAGCGTGCGAAGAGCTCATCGACAGACCCTGCCCCGTAGGCCGACAGGATGTCCTTCATCTCGTTCGCAAACTTGCCCCCACCCGAGCCCGTGACGAGCTGATTGATGGTGGCGGCCATGTCGTCGTAGCTACGCTCTAGCCCCTGCGAGGTCAGTCGTGCTTCGGCAGCCACTTCTGCGCTTTTCTTCAGCATCGGGCGCTGCGTCACGGGGTCAGGCACGGGCTCGCCGCGCTCGTCGAGCACGAAGTGCATCTCCTTGACGCGGTTGCGGAGCTCGCCTGGCAGACTGTCAAGGTAGCCCTGGGGGTCGTCCGAGGCCGCTGCCTCCTGGGCAAGCGCAGCATCCTTGCTCAACTGACCGCGCAGAGCCTCGGTGACTCCCTTGACACCATCTCCTCCCATCGTGGTCCCGAGGGTCTGGAGCTTATTGTACGCCGAAGACACAGCCGCCGGGGCGCCCGGCACTTCAGACCGCATCTGCATGTACGCAGCATCGTCCTCCAGGCGATCGAACAGGACTTCTTGCTCGGCAGGTGTCATCCGTGCGTTGGTGATGAGGGAGCCGATAACCGGCAGCTGTCCTACGTCACCGCCTTCCTTCTCCGCCATCCTCGCCTCGATGGCGCGGAAGACGCGAGCCACCTTCGACTGGTCGACTGCCCCTGCACCTGCGCCGCCGCCACGTCGCGCAGGTTCCAGCGTCGTGATCAACTGCCGCTGGTTGTCGACCTGCTTGTCGAGGTTGTCGAGGAGCAGCTTGGCTCTGTTGAACTGGGCCTGGCTGTACACGTCCGCCTTCTTGTTGAGACGCTGACGTGCTTCGCCCACAAACTTGACGAGGAAGTCGAGCTTCGCCTCGGCCATCTTGACAGGGTCACCGCCGGCCGCTGCCTCCAGCTCACCCAAGGTCTCGTACTGTTTGGTGAGGGCCGCCATCTGGTTTGTCTGGTCGACCGCCTTCGGGATGTACTGGAGCCCTGCCGCGCCGCGCAGCATGCCCTTGCCGATCTCGCCCAGGATGCGCCCCGGCTCGCGCCTGCGGGCCCGAACGAGAGCCTGGAGCTTCTGCTCAAAGCCTGCTTCAGCCATCAGACTGGTCTCCCTTGCGCGGCTTGGAGCATCTCGGGGCTAAGGCCCGCAGCCTGCGCGATATTGCCTGTGGCAGTCGTTGTTAGTGCCCCGATACCGCCCCCAACTGCTCCCCGAAGAGCCTTTTGAGCCAGGTCCTCGGCGAAGGTCGGCTGACTAGCCGTCGTCAGAGCGCCTGCGAAGCGGTCCTGCGCGGCACGCTGGGCTTGCTGGGCAATGCCCAGGTCCTGACGGTACTGCTGACGCGCCCGCTGCTTGATGCGGGCCATCGCTTCTGCCGTCTTCGACGCTGCCCCAGCCCCTGCGGCTCGGGCAGCTTCAGCTGTCTGACCCGCCGAGCCTGTCAGCCCGCTTCGCACGTTGATGGTCTGCGTGTCCCCCTTCTGGGGGTCTGCCTGGCTCTGAATGAGTTGCTCGGTCTTCGCCAGGAACCTTGGGTCCGCCATCTTCTTGGTGGTCTCAAGGTCCTGCAACGCCGCGTCGAGGGGGGCGAACTTGCTGTAGCCCCGCAGCGTAGCAAAGCCTTCTTGCTTGCCCTGCTCACGAAGCCGTTGTTTCATGTCCATCTCGGCCCCCTATGCCTTGAAGTATAGTACCTTGATGTTCCGCACGCGAACCCGCGTCTGCCGGACCAGTTGCATCGCACAGATGCGAAGACCAGCCGTGTGGAAGCCTTTAGCCTTGATGCCCACGTAGGCATGCCCCGACCAGTAGCGGGACTTGTACCGGTCGCGTAGCCTGTGCTTCGGGATGCGCAACGTCGGATCGTCTTCTGAACCTACGTCGACCAGAGGCGACCCAAACATCGCCTCGCGCGTCTCGCGTGTTGTCGAGGCCTGGTTGTGCTCGGCTCCATCGAAGAAGAACCGTACGGCTGTGTTGGGCTTCGTAAACTCACTTCGGTCGGGGCCACCACCTCCTTGCGGGCCTTTGCGGGGCGTCGGGCCAAAGCGAGCTGCGTCCGAAGTCCAACTGATCTGCCAGGTCACGATGACGTGAGCTCGGTAGGGCAGGAAGAAGGACGTGGAGGCCCCAGGGAGAGCGATAGCGCGAGGGGCAGCAGCAGTTACGGCATCTGTGACGCCCCTGAACGTGCTGTCTACCTGGGTCTTCGCTAGACTAAAGTACGTCAGGTACCCGTGGTCGTAGAACTCCATAGTTCGTGTACTGGAGTCTGGTGACCGGGCGCTGCTCCGAACGAAGCCGTACCGGATGCCGTTGAAGTAGTCGAGGTTGGCTGTGCCCCCGACCATCGTGCCGCCGCTCAACGCATCGAGCTGGATGTGCCGATGCGTGATCTGCTTGTCGATGCCCGCCGTGTTCAGTTGCCCGAGAGAGCCGTTGATCTCGGTGAACTTGGTGAAGTTGTCGTTGATGGTCGTCGTCGGCACAATGGCGCCGTCGTAGACCGGGTCGACAGCAATGATGCCCATCAGGCCCCCTCCACCTTCGCGAGCAGTGGCAACACCGTGACGTTGGCCCGCTGTACCTTGTACTTACGCTCGCGCAGCGATGCGAAGGCCAGCCGCACGTACTTCACACCAGTCAACGTGACCGTCTCGGCAGGCCCAAATGCACTCGCTCGCACAACGCGCGACAGGTCGTCCTTCGTAATGACCGTCCTGATGCTCACGTCCTGATGCGTACGGTGGTCGAACTGCTCTACGACTGGATGGAAGTCTGTGCCGACCGTGCGTGTGTGCCCTGGGTAGTCACGCAACGGGCTCATCGCGACTCGCCCATCGAGATAGTCGCCAGCCGCTGTCGATGTAGGTGTGGGCGGGTCTGGGGTTTCTTTGTTCCCGGCTGCCCCGATGGTGACTCTCGGCGACACTTGACGCTCTGTACGGGGCAGGTAGCCCTTTGTGCCCCAGCGGTCTTCGAGTTCCAGAATGACCGTCGCATCCCACTCATACTCGTTGAGCGAGATGCCCCAGATTTGATAGCGAGAGGCAATCGCAGGGCTCACAATCTCGACGCCCTCAAACTGCCTCACCTCGACATTGGCCAGCACGAGCAGAGCCGTGACATCGTCATCGCCACCCTCACGCTCAAGTGTGTACTGGCTTACGTCACGCAACTGCACGGAGAAGCCCGTGTTGGTCAACGTCTTGAAGCCTGCGTTGATGGGAGAAGCCCCTAGCCCTCGATACTCGTTCCCGTCGATCTCTGGAGGAGAGCCCGAGGTAGACGGGGTGGACACCCCATCCGCCGTGTTCTCTGCCGTGAACGTGTCCGTGACATCCCCTGTGGTCGTCCCCACGAACGAGGGCAACTGCTCGGGACCGAGCCCGAGGAACTGGATGGCATCAGCCGAGACAGCGTTCACGTCTGCGACGAGCGTGTCGAAGCGCGTCGTCAACGACAGCGCGTTGAACGGGGAGCCATCCTTGAGGAACTCGTAAGCCATCAGCGCACCATCTCGAGCGCGAACAGCTCACGCTGTCCGATGTACGTGCTGAGCGACTCGAAGGTTCGCATCGAGCCCTTGATGTTCATGACCACCACCTCGACCGTGTGCTGGCCAGGCACGATGTCGAGCACCGCATCGACCGTCAGGGGCAGGCGAGCTCCAGCCGTGCCGCCGCCACCCTGGGGCTTGTCGAACGTCGCGTCGGACGAGTCCGAGTCACCTACCGTGAAGTCGTTTGCTTCGTAGTCATCGACACCCGCGTCCCCGCTCCCGATGATGGTCTCGTTGAGGATGGTCCCGTCGAAACGCAAAGCAACGAGATAGCCGTAGCCGAGTTGCCTGTAAGCCGGCACACGCTCTCCTTTTTCGGTGAGCGTGTAGGTCTTGTCTGTCCCGCAGTGGATGTTGAAGCTCGCGCAGAGGTAAACCTTCGAGGCATGCGCTGTGAACGTCAGCGTGAGCCCCGTGTTTGGGAAGCTCTGCCACGACTCACTGGCGCGAATGGTGACCCAGCCAGCTCCCGTAGGGTTGCTGTAACCCTCAAGTCCCAGCCCCACGTCGTTGGCCTGCGACAGGTGAAAGATGTGGGCCGTGTCGTCTGCGAAGTTGCTTCGGACGAAGGCGTCCGAGCGGAAGTTGTGTGCGTTGAGGGCACCGCCGAGTTCTTCCACGTAGGGCTGGAAGTTGTCGTTGATCGGGTCGATCGTGACGACTTGCTCGGGCTCGATGTTGTAGAGCTTGTAGCGCCAGGACATGGCGTCTCCTACGGCGAAAGCTGGGCGCCACCGTAGTAACGCGGAGACATCTTGACTTGGAGCCCGACGAACTCCCAAGTGCCCGTGCCTCGGATGCGGAACTTCACGGACTCGGCCGAGGGCACATGGATGGCAGCGCGTGTCCAGTACGGGCGCTTGTCTCGCCAGGTGCCCGCGCCGAGCTTGGTCGTAGCCCAGAAGTCAGGGATGTCCTTCTTCGAGTACCGGAACACGGTCGCCGTGTCGATGACCTTCTCGCGCCAGTTGCGCAGGATGTCGACAGTGACCTTCGTGTTCTCCGTCTCGCGGAGCCACAGGTACACGACGTAGGAGGTCTTCGCCTTGTCGGAGTCGGACGCCTCGAGCCAGCCCGTCTCGATGATGGCTTCGCGGTCCTCGACTAGGGCAGGCACGTCAGGGCTCGCGTCGTGGTCGAGCAGGTACACGCCGCTGTGCCTGTTGTCGTCGTTGAGGTTGCCCCCGACGAGCATGTACCGGCGGTGATCCGTCGTCGTGCAGACAGCGTCGACCAGCATGTCGTCGCGCTCTCTCCAACCCCGAGAGCCGTCCGGGCTCGGCCCGTACACGAAGCACCGGTTGTTGCGCTCGGAGCCGTCGAGGCTCACCCAGCAGCGGTACTCGCGGCTCCGAGGGTCGTACGCGGCCACGGCCTGCTTGAGGCGTGCGTACGTGAGCCGCTTGAGCGTACGACGCAGCTCGGGCGACACGAACTGGAGTTGGCCTCCCTCGTACAAGTAGAAGCCGTCGCGACCGAGGAAGATGGTCGGCCCGTTGGGCAGCGTCACCATGCTGCTCGGGGCAGCACACCCGACCGTCTTCGAGAGCGGTGCGTACTTGAAGCCCTGCCCGTCGTCCGAGGAGGTCACGAGGAACGAGGAAGCCGCCGTACAGACCAGCAGCCCCTCGTTGACGCCCACCATGCCCGTGACTTCAGAGGTCGGGTCAGGCGTCAGGTCATTGCCTGCCTTGAACGTGCCCCAGAAGCCCGGCTCGCTGGGGCGCACGGTCGAAGGCCCCCCAACGAAGTTCCCAATCCACAGTCGCCCGAGAGCCATCGTGGCCAGTCGGAACTCGGGCACCGCGAGGTACTGCTCTAGGGGGTCACCCAGCCAGGTATCAGGGATGTTGTCGGGAAAGTCCGTGACGACGTTGTCGGGGATGGTGGCGTACTCGGGCACCGACAGCGCGTTCTGCGACAGGTAATACAGGGTGTTGTCCCCCGTGTTCTGTGTGTCCTTCGTCCGGTACAGGATGCGTCCTATGCAATGTTCAGGGCCGACCGAGATGCCTTCCCACTTGATCTGCACGCGCACTGTGCTCGGGAGCAGGTTGGTCGAAGTGATCTCCGGTACAATCTGCTCCGCGTACTCCACTTGAGGCAGCACAGCTGGGCACACGTCCACCGTCACCGAGCTACTCGGGGCCGACGCGGGTGACAGGTTGCCCCAGCGGTCGACGTACTGCACAGCGCAGCGCCACTCCCCCGCCCGCATCCAGCCCGTAGCCACGTTCTCCAGCTCTTCAGGGTTTGTGACGGGAATGACCTGAATTGTACCGAGGCGGCACGGGCCGAAGCCCTCCGTCATGGCTGTCGCGACGAGCTCGTCGGCTGTTCCCTGCACTGTTGTGACGTTGACCAACGTCGCCCCGTTGTACGAGCTGGTATGCGCGTAGCCCGTGTCGTTGATGCTCTTCTTCTGCGCTCTGAACTCTTCCGAAGAGCTGTCAGGGCCTCGGGCTGTCGGGCTCGAGGGCGTCTGGGAAAAGCCCAGCGGGGCGATGTAGGCACCGTCGTAGAAGTACGCTTGGCCCTGCTGGGGGATAATGACGACGCCATTGCCCGTGTAGACGAACTGCGTCGGAAAGTCTGACTGGGGCTTGTCGGGCAGGTCACCAACGATGCCGTGCGCCCCGGCTGTCGGGCTGATCAACTTCCGCCAGTTGCGCTGCCAGCCTCGCCACTCCCACATCTCGTTGCCCGTGTGGAGGAGCAGCAGCTCCTTCCCCGAGGGCATCACGGTGTGGAAGAGCCCGTGCTGTCGGAAGCCGTAGTGCGGCTCGGTCGCGTCGAGTTCATTCCCTGGAAGGAAGACGGGTGCGTCGACAGGCTGCCCACGCGACGACGGGCGCAGACCTGTCACCTTGTCTGGCACGTAGGCTGTGGGCCCCACGATGGAGTGCAGCGTCTGCTCTTCGCTGTAGCGCATGTTGACGATGCGCTGGGCCACGTCGTTCGCGTTGAACAGGCCGTCAGCCTGGACACGAAGGATGAGCGGCCCGACGTTCGCTGCGTTCGTGGGGTTGCCCACTAGCCCTCCTTACGCGGCCGTCCCACGCGTGGAGAGGCAGGGCGCCCCGACAACGTGAGCTTCTGCCACCTGTCGCTCTCGTATGAGACGAGCTCGGGCGCGTGCCCGTGCCGAAGGAGAGTGCCCTGCTGGGTGCCGTCGGGGAGCGTTTCCTTGCTCACCAGCGTCGCCTCGACCTTCACCTTGCGGTAGTCGATGTACTCGTAGATGCCGCCGCAGATCATAGGGGGTCGGTCGCTAGGCATGGGTTCTCCCTTACGGTGTCTTGTACCACTTCCGGTAGTTGTCGCGTGAGCGGTACGAGAACCGAGCCCGCGACATCCGCCGCAGGATGGGAACTGCGGACGGCCGAAGGTCACCATACCGCTTCGACAGTGTCTCGAGCAACTCCATGTAGCGACCCAGCATGAGTTGAGACGCTTGTAGGTTGCCCATGCTCTCGTAGAGGTACGACATCGCCCTCGTGATGAGCACGTTCACAGCCTCGGCATGGATGCGAGGCACGTCCTGCTCGGCATCGAGCTTCTGCGGCCGGCGCACACAGCGCACGTCCATCTCGTACCGCTGGTCAGGGCGCGGGTAGAGCGCGTACTGCTGGTACCCGTGAACATCACGAAGCGGCCGTGACCGGTCGGGAATGTACTGCCCGTCATCGATGAAGACGCCCCGGTTGACCTCGTCGACCCGCAGCTCGGCCAGCAGGTAGAACTTGTCTTTGTTGTCGATGACGGCCTTGCCACCGACGATGCCCTTCGCGGCGTACGCCATGTCCTGATACGGGTCTTCGGGGATGTCATCGAACACCGAGACGCGCTTGCGGTAGATGCGAACGTGAATGCCGCTCTGGTGCTGCGACACGCGCTTGCCCGAGGGGGAGCCCGAGGGGTGCTCGGTCAGGAAGCCAAGCGCGTACTCGATGTTGGGCACCCGCACCTTGATGGCCGTGTAGCCCTTCGTCTTATCGGTCTCGTCAAAGAACTCAACGGGCTGCGTGCCTGATGCAGGGCTTGGAGCCGACTCGTAGCGGGGCTCTCGCACGCGGTTGTTCGCCGGCTCGTTGCCCGGCGCTTGTGCGATGGTCTGCCCCGTGTTCGTCCAGGCTCCTGCGTAGGTGTCCCACTTGGCGAGCCCTGGCAGGCGGAAGTCGGCGTCCCGCTTGCCCCAGGTGTACGTCACGATGTACTGGAACTCGCCGGGCTTCTCGGGACCGTTCCACGGGTACGTCGGTGTGGGCGAGTTGTTGGGACCAACCAGCGTCGTGTCCGGCGCCTTCTCGACGAACGGAGCGGTCCCTGGTCCCTCGAGCTGGAAGTGCTCGCGCCGGAATGCGATGCGTGGAATGCCCGAGGCGACTTGAGCTCGCGGCCCGACGAGCGTGCGCTCCTCGGCCTCGTCCTGGCCCATCACGTCAATGGGGTACTGCTGCGTGTTGTTGAACAGCCGCATCGAGCGCATCTTGATGATGTCATCGGGAAACGGGTATTCCTCGGTGTAGATGCGCCACTTGAAGCCCGTCGTCGATGAACCTGCGCCCCGGTTTGGCCAGTCCCACGGATGCACGACCGTCAGCTTGTACTTGTCGTCCGAGCTGTCGTACCAGATGGTGCGAATCCTGTTGCGCACCTTGGTGCCGTCAGAAGTCTCGAACTCAATAGTGCGCCCGTCCCACGAGCGATCAGTCTTCCACGTCGTGGTGTAGAGCCCGTCGGTGTCCGCCTCGGCGGCGGTCTTCGTGTACGTCGTCACGAACGACCATGGGTCGACAGCGGGGGACGCGAGGTCGTTGTCGCCCAGCAACTGGAGCGTGTCGAAGTCGGATGCCGACTTCTCGTCGGGCTCCACAGCCACGCGCATCTTGTCCTCGAAGAACAGGAACGGCGCTTCGAGAGCCAACTGGTTATAGGCCCGGTTGATGAAGCCATTGATGCGGCCGACGGCTTCTTCAGACTGCTCGGGTGACCAATCCGCCTGCGCAAACATCGCGGCCCGGATCTCGGTCAAGTTCATGGCTACCCCCGACAGTCGATGAACGCGAGTCCTGTACCGCTGGCGGCGATGTTCTGCACGGCCAATGCAATCATGCCGGCGGCACCGGCCGCCGAGTTGGCCTTGACGAGAAGGGTACCGGCCTCGGCCCCTCCCGAGGTCAAGGTGTCGACATCGGACACACCCGCGCCCGAGCCGATCTTGACGGTGCCGATACCCCTACGGAGAACGTACCCGTAGGAGCCGGCAGGAATGGCGTGCTGGGCAATCCCAATCACGCGGAGCCCAAGGGTGATCGACGCCGCAGGCGCGACAATCACCTTGTACTCGGTCGACGTGGTGTTGCGGATGACAACCTCACCTGCCGCGAGGTTCGTCGAGCCCTCATTGAGGACGTACACCCAGGTCTGGGGACCACGCGCCGAGAACTGAACCTCGAGCGTGGAACCCAGATTGGCCTCGGCGTTGACGGAAACACTCGCGGAGGTGACGGCCATCAATCAGCCCTTGCAGTTGATGAAAGCAGAGCCCGTCTCACCCGTAGCGATGGCGGCCAGGGAGTAAGCAAACGTCGGGGAGGTCAAAGCCGTACCCGCGTCTGCACGACCCGGCGTACCATTACCCACGATAAGCCCCGAGTTTGCACTGAAACCGGTATCGCAGAGAATGGTGCCCACGCCCTTGCGCAGAACAAAGCCGAAGCCGTTCCGACCAATGGTGTGCTGAACAACGCCCACGACTCGCGCCGTAGTCTCGCTGACAGGGCAGGTGATGACTTGGTAGGTAGCAGAACCGGCGGCCCGCCCCACGACAGTACCGACAACGTTCATGTCAGCGGCGTCAGTGTTCTTGACGTAGATCCACTCCTGAGACCCGTTGTCACCGTCAGGGACGGTAAGAACAAAGCCCAAGGGTGCGAGTTGGCTGGCGTCATCCGCACCAGCAGACGACTCGGACGTGACGGTGGTGGGGCTAATGCCCGCAGCGGTGAATCCCATGATGGCCTCCTACGGCGTGGCGCAGCCGGTGACGGCGAAGTTGGCCCGACGCTGGGTCGTGTGCATACCCATCATCAGGACGATCTCGTAGCGGTAGAGGTCCTGGTCCGGAATACGGAACGGACCACGAACGGCGAAGTCGCCCTTGGTCTCACGGCTCGCGTCGTGGCCGAGGGTGAACAGGTACCACGTCGGGGTCTTGAACCCGTAGATGACGCCGTCCTTGCCCGCGTCAGTCGACCTGTCCGCCGACGTGTACTGGGACGCGGTGATGTCGATGGCGTCGTCGAGGTAGAAGTCGGCGTCGAGGAACTTGATGCCCTGACGGACGTTGCCCGGAGCCTTGTCGCCCTCGACCTTGACCACGCGGACCTGATCGTCGAGGTCCTCGATGTAGTTGAGGTAGGACTGCTCGTCGCCGATCATCAGGTCGACGGGGCCGAGCGTCTTGCCCTGGCGGCTGGCGGCGAAGTACGCCTTGCGGAGACGGGTACGGCCGTTCGTCGCGAACGACGACACGTCCTCGTACTGGTTGCCCCAGCCCGTGATGCCGCTAGCGGCGCCCTGGCTGAGAAGACCGTGAACCTCGTTGGTCTGCGACCCGAGGGCGGTGAACTCGAACAGGCCGTCACGCGCGGTGCCGTCCGGGTTGAACGACGTGTTGCCGTTCATCGTGACGAACGAGCCGACGCCCGAGCCGTTGCCGGTTCCGAGCTGCTTGGCGATGCGCTCGTGGAAGTCGGCCAGGGCCAACTCCGGGTAGTGCTGAAGGATGCGGGCGAGGTCCATCTCGCCGTTGGCCTCAGCCAGGTCCTTGCCAGGCACGTCGAACGCGTAGATGAGGCGCGGTGCAACCACGTTGCCTCGGTGGGCGTTCTGGGTACGACCGCCAGCGATGACCTCGGTACCGGTCTGCACATGCGTGACCGTACCAGGGCCGTCGGTGACGACGGCGAACTCGCGCTTCGGGCCCTTGAGAGCCGCGCGGTCCATGTTGCCACCCTTGAGGATGTTGTCGAGCAGCGGGTGCCACTTGACGAAGAGCTCGGAGTACGCCGGCATCAGCTCGTTGAGAGCAGTCGCCAGAACGTCAGGGGAAATAGCCATTAGCTAGTCCTCTTCAGCGCTAGTCGCGCGACTTGGTTGCGAAGATCCTGGAACGAGGTCGGCTGCACCTTCTCGGGAAGCATTGCCTGTTCGCGGGAACGAGCAGGAACCGTAGCCCCCGCAGTCAGCTTTGCCCCTGGTCGCGGAGCAGCCGGGCTCTTCGCCTGGCCAACAATGCGCAGCGCGTATGCGTCAGGGACGCCATCCGCCTTCGCTTGCCGTGCCGCCTGCAACAGCGGCGCAGGAAGACGTGCGGCCTCGGCCGCCGTCTCCATCTCCCAGCCTTCGTCCAGAAGCCCGACGAATACTTCGGCTAGGGTCTCGTTCTCGAAGAGGTCCGTGTTCTCCTGTTGGAACCACTGGGCGTACTCTTCGGCTTCTTTGTCGATCGCGGCTTCGACCTGCTGGTGGTACTCGTTGTACGTCTTCTCCAGTTCGGCGTACTTCGTTTCCCACTCGGAGCTGGACTTCCCGTGAAGTTCCTCCATCTCCTTGATCTTGGTCTGCATCTGCTCGAGGCGAGGGTCCGTGTGCCCTGCCAGGAGCCCGTCGTAGAGCTTCTTCAGCTCCTCGACTTCAGTGAGCTGCGTCTCAAGCCCCTTGCTGTAGTGGGTCTTGAAAGGCTCGGCCCACTCACGGGCGCCTTCGGGAAGAGTGTCGACTTCGCCGTCCCAGCCGTCCCAGTCGAAGGAGGCGGTAGGTTGCGCCTCGCTTTCCGTAGAAAGGGAGTCATCTACGGAAGCATCAGATGCACTACCCACAGCTTCAGACTCGGACGCTGATGCTGGCGCGGGCGCAACCCCCGCCTCGACCTCTTCAGCCATACATTCCTCCCTTCATGTTCTTCTTCTTGCCCTTGCCATCAAGAGCCTTCTTCGCGGCGCCGAGACGCATGACCGAGAGCTCGACGCGAGTAGGAGCGCCCTTGCCGGGCATCTTCATCGGAGGAGGGGGAAGCTCTTCGTCTTCCTCCTTCATCTCCATCTCCTCGTCCTCGCCCTTCTCCTCGTCCTCGTCCTCGTCCTCGTCCTTCTCCGACATGTCGCCCATGTCGTCGCCGCCCATGTCGTCGCCCTCGGGCGCCGTCGGCTCGGTCGGCACAAGGTCGTAGCCCGTCTCGCCGAGGATCTGCTCCAGCTCCTCTTCGGACTGTGGGGGGCTCTCTTGTAGCTTCTCGAGCAGCTCGTTCATCATGGGCACACGGCACCTCTCAAGGCTTGACTACTAGACGTAAACTTTTACGTCAACCTCTCCGCGCTCCTTTCTCCGCTCCAGCCCACGCTTCTGATGCTGATCGGCGAGGTCGCGGTAGCCCCTGCGCTTGGCAGTTTTCTCTGCCTTCTCACGGGCTGTGTCGACGTGCTTGCGCCATTCCGACGAGCCGGCGTCGATGATGGCGCAGTCGGGGTTCTGACGCTGGTAGTCGCGATACTCGGACGCGGACTCGAACGAGCGACCGACCTGACTGATCTTGAGCGGCTTCGAGGGCATCGGGCCAATCGTCATGACGGCTCCAATGCGGATGGTGATGTCCGCCTGGCACTCGGGACAGACAGCGTTGTCGATGTCGGCCAGCGGGATGAACATGTCAGCGAAGTAGCCACAGCCGCCGTTACAGCGGAAGTCGTACAGGGGCATCACTCACCTGCCGACTTGAGCGTCTTGCCACCCTTCACGCGCAGGTCGGAGAGCGTCGACAGGGGAGAGCCCTTCTTCTTACGGAAGCTGAACGGCTTCTTATGTCCTGGGACTGTGCCCTCGGGGATGGCCTGTCGAGCTGTCGTCTTCTTCGTGTCCTTCATCAGTTTCTCCCTTACTTGCTACCCTTACGCCGGTTCTCGCGCCGAGACACTACCCGCAAGTTGCTCTCGGCGTTCGTGCCCCCGTTGGAAAGAGACCGGATGTGATCGACCTCATCCCCCTTGCGGAGGTGCCTATCCTTGTACTTCTTTTTGATCATCGCACGGGCTTCGTTACGCATCTGGCGCTTCTTGATCTGCTCGGGCGTGCCGTGGTACGAGTCGTACTCATGCCGGTAGTCCCGGGCCATCAGAGGCTACCCATCGGAGTAGGAACGGGAGGAGGCTCGGTGCCTTCGGGCAACGCGCCGGTCACCGTGGTGTCAGCCCCAGGTGCCCCTGGTGCTGCGGGAGGC